AAAAAAAGAAGGGAGAGCAAAACATTTAATATTAAAGGGCGCTCTTATACACCCATTTAGATTAGGCAAAATTGCCACTCCCCCTTCTATATTATTTAAAATGGTAAGTCATCTTTAGTTTCAGTATTGTCTACTGTTTCTTGTTTAGGTGGCTCGTATGTATTCTCATATGCATAGTGAGTAGCACCCTTCTCAGAAGGTTCTTTTCTCTCACATATTACAATTGAACTCCATCCCTTTTTTTCTATTGCTTTAAGCTCTTCCATTTTAAAGTTAGCTACAAGCATAGAGCCATATTTAGTTTTAATTTCTTTAATACTACTAGGCAAATAATTTTTCTCTTTTGTCATTTCTACGTTTTTTTAGGTTATATAATTTGGTTAATTCTAAATTGTTTACTCTGTTTTGTTTTTCCAGAGCATCAATCTTTTCATCTAATGTTACACTTTCTATTCTACTTAAAATTTTCTTATACAGTTCTGAGTCAAGCACATAGATTTTTTGGTAAAATTCTACTTGTCTGTAGTGATACAGTACAGATGCATGATGCAGATTTGTTATATCTCCAATCTCATGTAGTGTTAAATCAAATATTGTTTTAAGAACAAAAATATACATACGTTTAGCTTGTATAAAGTTTTTCCTTCTTGATCCTAAAAATATTTGGTCTTCTTCAACATTAAATTTCTTTACTAATTCTTTAATTATTACTTCATGAAAGTAATGACTAAATTTTAATTTTGTTTTGTTTTCTTCGTTCATATTTATTATTTTAAATCGTATTCTATTATATCTATTACATCTTTTACACTCATATTAAAGTGTGTAGCAATAATATTCATGTGATAGTATCTAAGCAATGTTGTGTCAAGTATATATCTTCTGGCAGTTACCTCACTTACATCAAGTAAAAAAGAAAATTGTCTTGTAGACATTCCTTTAATTCTTAAAAATGCTTCAAACTCATTATGAGCTTCTCTGATATGTGAAAATTTATATTTCTTTGTCATCAAACATTCCGTTTCTAGCCATTAATTTGTATTGGTCTTTAGGGTCTGATGGTACTTGGTTTTGTAATATATCTAAAATAATATCATCAGCTTCTTGTTCTGTAAAGTTTGCTAAATTGTTTATGATATACGACTGTTCTTCTAAGGGTATTGCAGACCTATGTAATCTGGTTTCAATGGTAGCCATTTGAAATAATGTTATCTCAGATGGCTTACCATCAAGAACCTCATCTAACCAATCATCGTTCACTATATGTGTTCTTTACAGGTTGGACATATTCTATAGTCCTCTACCCAACCAACGACTTCATCACCACAACAAGTATACTCAACTTCTTTTTCTACTTCTTCTTCTAATATTGTTGCTATAACTCTGTCTACTGCAGGTATGCCTGTGTGTTCGCTTTCCATCACTAATCTACCATCTCATCTTGACCAAAAGCACCTTGCTCATAGAACCCTGCAATTTTAAGGACAACACGACTCATAGCTCTCTTCTCTGCCATAGCAACTGGAAACTTTTTTGCACCACCCATTAAATTATTATCAGATGCTTCACCAAAAGACATCATATTAATTGGTTTATTGTTTTTGCCTTGCATTGATGCAGCAGCTCTAATAACAACATTAATATTATCCTTTTTTAATTCTAACAATAAAGGTTCGTATGCAACAGTAATACCTTGTTTGCTTACAATTTTATCTATGCCTGATCTTGTTATAATAACGAAACCTCTTGGGTCTTTATGCACATCTTCTTTTACTAAACCATTTTCTAAAAATAGTCTTGTTAGTGCTTCCTTTCTAGTTTCTTTAATTTGTGGTTCTTGGTTTTCTGTATTGTTTGTTTTATTTCTACTCATTATAGTTATTTTTAGTTAATAATAAGCAAAATTATAAAATTGAATTAGACTACCAAACTTTTTTAACAATATTTTAAAAATAATGTGTGATTCTTGCTACTTGACCACTATTTTTCTCATGTAAAAAGCCCTCAACAGCTTTAGGAACACCAGTAAAACCTTTGCGACTATGCCAACTGTCTGTGCCTGATGGACTTCTTAGATATTCTACAGTAACACCAACGTAATCTTTAGCATCTAACCACTTGTGTTTTACTTTGTGATGCAAATGATGTAAGTAAAAATACCTATGTGTAGTTTTCGACCAGAGTAATGGTTGCTCTTGTGCCATTAACAAGGGTAAATTTACCATCTTAGCACCATCACCATGCTCTAAGCCAATTAGATTACTACCATACTGGTAGTATTTTCTATGAGCTACACTAATATCAAAATCTACATCATCATCTTTTCTAAACCAACTCTTTAAAGCATGGGCTAAGTGAAAACCTGATTGATAATCGTGATTACTCATACTGTGTAATACATCTACTGGTGCAATCTGTCTAAGCATCTCTATACATTTAACGTATAGCATCAAAGCAATCTCAAAATGCTCCCACCATTTACCATCTACATCTTGATAAGTCCCTTTGGTGGTGGTTGAATAGACATTGTCGATATGGAGTATATCATTACCAATACAAAATAATACCTTTTCTATACCAAAACCTGCAGACTTCTCTAAAAGTCCTTGTATGCCCTCTAAAACCCTCTCTACAGCAGTTTCACAGTCATATCCATTGCCTGTTTCTAATTCTTTAGCATATTTACCAATATGTATGTCAGCAGGATTGATAACAAGTAGGTGATCATTTTCAAAATCTCTATCTATTTTTTTGTAGGTTGGTGAGTAATCTTCTATAAGACTTTTTATCTTATCTAATATTTGCTCTTCATCTAAACCATACTCTTGTTTTGTAACTATAGAGAATCTCAGTTCTCCACCCATGTTTTGCCAATGCTTTACACTAACAACATCTTCTTTGTTTATACCTCGTTCTTTTAAATGTAACTCTAAAGCTGTATTGCCATTGATGTTTTCTACATCTACACCCCTAGATTCATTTATTAATTCTACTTCTTCAGCAGAAAGTCTTAATCTTTTACCTTTTAATTTTGTCATGTTTTTGATTTTTAGTTTTGCTAAATGTAAGCAAAATATTAGGTGCTTCTAAAACAAAAATGGGATGTTATTAACACCCCACTCTTGAAACTAAAAACAATTATCCAACCAGAAAGGTCGATAGAAGCACAAATGTAACTATTTTTTTAGATTACAATTACACTTTTCACAATTTTTTTCAAATACTGAAAACAGTAATGGTAAGACTGCTAAAAAACTTAAACCCAAATTCATATATGTGATGCCATTTAACGATATATCTGCACTAGCAGCTATAACTAACACCCCACTTATTGTTCTCTTAGAAGAATACTTACCCTTAGTGTCTTTAAACAATTCTAAAACTGACTTAACAATTTCAGTAATTGGACTTATAGCTTGTTTAACCAAGCTACCAGTAATCATATCTACTATCTTACTCATTATTTCTTGATGTCAGCAATTCCCTGACCTAGAATTAAAGTAAGTATCGCATAGTAAACTTTCTCTACTTCTGCTTCTGATAGACCTAGCTTTGCTGCTGCAAATGGAACAAATACTGCAGATACTGCATACCAAAACTTTTTTGAGTCAAACATTTTTTTTAACATTTCCATATTTTATTTATTTTAATTATTAATTAATACAACCAGATAACTGGCTGAACCTTATCTTGATCTGAATCTACATGAATGAAGTTACCTTCTTTACTCAAACCAATTCTTACAAACCCTGCTTCTGCTAAACCACCTAAGATTAATGCTCTTTGGTAGCTATCTTTACATTCTATATCACAAGCTATTCCTTTTATATGGCTGCTTGAAGGGTTTTTTATTGACAGGGGGTGATTTGGACACCTGTATCCTGATGTTATTTTATATTTAATATTACTAAAAGACCTAGCTCTATCTAAATCTTCTATAAAGTCTAAGTCAATTAAATTAGTTTTACAACCACACTTACAAGTGAACTCACTTTTTTTAAAGTAGCTAAATGTCATTATTTACCTTGTCCTCTTTTTGGTTTCTTGTAGCCATTCTGACTTTTACTAGAATTTTTAGAATGTATGCCTTTACGTTTCTTATTCTTAGTCTTTCTAAAAGTAAAAACTATTTTAGCCATACTATGCTGTTACTGCAATAAATTCTACATCACAAGCTGCTGTATCTGCTTGTGCAGCAACTAAAGTAATGTCTGCTAAAGCACCAAAACTTGTGCCTGTTACTGCATCCATTTCGTTGTTCATTAACAACATGCTCTCACCTGCTGCAAGTTTATACCAAAAACTATCTGCACCATTATATAATCTTAATGTTACAAAATTAGTATCATCTAAGTTAGTAACCCTAAAGTAAGCATAATCTGCAGCAACCCCTGTACCTGCATCATCTGCTGCACCCCAATTAAATAAAGTCTTTTCTGTAGTAGCTACATTCATTATTCTTTGATCTACTTGTCCTTTAGATGTAAATGTTTTCTCTACAGTATTACCATATGCCACACCATTCAAAGTATATGATTCTACTATAGTTACTGTTAAGTTTGCTGCTGTTACTGTACTTGCCATATTATTTTCTTGTTTTTGTAAATTTATAAATTGAGAATCCTATTGCCATTAATAAAGATATTGTTGTTAGTATTTCATTAAATGATGCCAACGATATTCCTATTGCTCCTGCATTTGCCATTCCCACCTGTATCGTATCTTCAATTGTATCTTTCATTTTATTTTGTTTGTTAATTGTCATAGCCAACTTGTATGCCTAACTTAAAAAATGTTGTTGCTGCTGTTGATGCTTTTACCATTGCAAATAATACATCTCCTGCTGCTAAACTTGTTTCTGGAGTTAAGTTTCTAGTTACTTGTAAATTATCGTTACTTGATTGTCCTGTTATTGTTAATTCGTTTAATAATACTGGATCAATAGCACCAGTATTTCCTGCTACAAATGTCATTTTGCATAAAGCTACTGTTATTGTTGCTGAACTTGTTGCATTTCCCCACATATATAATGTATTTACATTACAAGCATTGTGCATAACAAAAGATTTTACTTTAAAAAAATCACCTATATCTAAAGCTGTTTGTCCAACAGTTCCTGCTCCATAGTCTTGATTGTATTCATTTGGCGATTGACCATCAGTCATATTAGCACCATAGTGATAATTAGAATTAGTTAATGTAGCATAGCCTTGTATGTCAAACGTATCAGTTTTTATTAAGTTTTTCTTTACCCATAACAAACTACCATCTGTGTTGCCTGTACCACTACCAACAGTTTTACTTAGTAGTGTGTCATTACTAGCAGACTCAAAACCTTTTGGGTTATGTCTGTTTACATCTGTTAAATTTTTGTGTTCGTTAGCAGCCATATTTATTTAAGTAATCTTTAAACCTATCATCTAATTTATTTTTCTCTTTGTCTATTTGGTCAAGTTTTTTTATTGCCCAATTAACTCCACTTTTACCCCCCCAACAATCGTACATTAATCCCCCACAACCTTCATCATAAGGTACATCTGCGTGTTGCTCGTGTCTTTTAAATGATGCCATACGAGCTATAGTATCTCTTGATAAACTTTCTCTATTTGCTAATTGTCTAGCTCTTTTTTTACCTACATCAGTTCCACAAGAACCCCAACCATTTTCTTCTACCCACTTTAAAGCTCTCTTAGCATTGTTAGTTGCTGATTGTGGATAGTCATTATATGTTTTTGCATAATAGTCTTTGTTGGCAGTTTCACACGATTCTTTAGAATCATACTGACAGTTACCAGTTTCTCCAAATCTCCACATTCCATTTTCACATTCGTAACAAGGCATATCTTTATATTTTAACAGTCATCACAAGGACAGAAATCTTTCCAACTATTGTAATTATACGTTCTAGGTCGTGAATAGATACTGTCGTACATTATTATTCCATGATTCTTATAAGCATAACCCCTAGCAGGTCTGTCTGATTCGTATGTAGGATATAAACCATTCTGGTCAGAATCTTCCATGTAGTCTAACATATCCTTTAAATATATCTCAGACTTTCTGTATGTGTCTTGCTTATATGCATTTAACTCTGAAGGGTCTACAATAGTAGCAAACTCATCTACATTGTGTACAATACCCATGCTACTACTATTGCTTTGTACCTCGTTAATCACCTCAAATCTTACAAACCAACAAAGACATCTTGTAAGAAAGTCATCCATTAAGGTTTGATTAGCAACAGTTAGTGTACCATCATTATGCTGTGTCTTTAACTCTTCGTAAAACTTTTTACCTAAAGCTGGTTTTAAATGTGCTAGTTCTGTAAGCAGAATAGTATTATTAGATATTAATGCAGGGTCTGTATTAGCATTTGTAAAACTATTACTGATAACTTCTCCTGCATTTACTAAAGGTATGTATTGATTTACGTTTGCCATATTATTGTTCTTGGTTTTGAGATTCTACTTCAGTTACTTGTAATTCTTCTTCACTATCACCTTTGCCATCACCATCATCATCTCTTGTAACAATAATTTGCTCTCTATCTGTCAAGAACATATTACCCTCTTCTAGCATTGGGAAATCTTCATCTAACATTTTTCTCTGCTCGTTTATAGTAAGTATCTTAGTAGGATCAAGCTGAGTAGCAAATGATACTGGTGGCTCGTATTGTATTAATAACTCTTCTGATATAAAGCCCATCTCTTTATTTAATATATCTTTTATACCATCTAAAATTAAATCTGAAGTATCTTTAATTACAGTTGTCATTGCCATATCATAAGCAATTCTAATTTCACTACCTGTGTTGTTCATCTTACCAGAACTAACAATACCTGCAAGTGCAGGTTGCCATCTATGTGCAGTAATAATATTTTGGTCAGTAATCTTTTGTAAATCTAACCAACTACCATCTTGGTCATCTTTTATAATAGAAACATTCGCAGGTGAAGTATCTCCATTCTTTACAATAAACATTATTTTCCCATTGTTTCCTTCTCCAACAAACTTTTTCTGTGCTTCTTTAACCAGTTGTTTCGCTTCTTGTTCACCCATATCACCAGAGATTTCAACGATTGCAGATGGCTGAAAACCATTTTGGAATTTTGTATGATTCCACTTGCCAATTTCGTAATCAACTGCGATATGATCCAATGCAGCAACATAGTCAGGTAAGCCATAGTAAGTAAATGTTGGTTCGTAATCTTTAAAATGCATTATAAACCTCTTACCTTTTACGTTTGGATATAGAGGTATAGTCTGTGTTTTGTCTTTCATAGTATTGTACTTTGCCCAGTCTGGGTGTACATATACTTCTTTCTTGTTTTTAGCCATTCTAACAGTAGTTGCATCTATATGGTATAGGTTTACCCCACCATCATATAAAACACCTTCTACATAAGCATTTCCAAAAGTGTAATAGTCATCAGCTAATTTCTTGTAAACTTGTCTAAGAGTTTCTTTGTTAGCATTTACATCTTTTATGTATGCTTGTATTTCTTGATTGCTTGTAACAAACTTAGCACCACTTGTAAATACAGTCTTTTGTGCAAGTACACTTCTATGTGTAGATGACTTACGTTTAAGCTCTGCTAAATATTGTGGAAATAAATTGTTGTTACCAAAAGGTATATACTTAGTAAGTACCTTTGATATATCTTGTGGTTCTTCTACGTTTTGTGGTACTGCTAAATCAAAAACACCAAACTCAAAAGTATTACTCTTTTGTTGAGTCTGCTTTCTTACTTGACTTTTTCTTGCTTGTTTTTTCTGACTCATCTTTTGTTTTTGTTATTTTTTCTATTAAATTATTTAAACCTACTTCTTCATAAGCATAAGCCAATTCTTCTTGTGTCGCTGTTGCCCAAGTAATTTTAAAACCTCCTTTGTAAGTTGAACCAGAAGATAGTTTTGCTTTGTATGTTGCCATAATTGTATAAATTTTTAAGTGTGATAAATCTACAATTTTTTTGTTGCAATCACACATATTAAAAAAAAGATATTAATAGGGTTTACAAAACCTAAGTTTATACCTATTATTTATCTAATTAGTATTAAGCTCCAGTAGTTGCAGTTAATAAAGAAGTATCTACAGTAATTGTACCTGCATACTCTCTTGGCAATTCAAATTGTCTTGCCATTAAACTAACTGTTATACCATTCTCATCAGAATAAGCTGCTCCAGTTCCACCTTCCATACTTGCTAAATTCAAGAATGTTTGATTTTTTGAAGGAACATCTTCATTAGCATATTTCTCACTAACACCTATAACAAATGCTTTGTCATTAGTGTCAATAGCAATTCCCATCATGCAAGTATTTAATAAGTTTTGTAACTCACTAAATTTTGTAACATCCATTTTTGGTAACATAAAAGATAAACCACATTCAAATGCAGTTGAACCATTTTCTTTAGTTGCATTTATTGTTAAAGCAGGAGTTTCGTTTTTAAACTCATACACAAACCAGTTAGCATCTGCAGCAGTTTCTAGTATGCTTACAATAGAATGAGTACCTGCAGCACCATAATTTACCACATCACCAGTAGCCCATGATCTTAGAAGAATTTGCTTAATACCACCTGTTGCTTGTAAATCTGCACAAGTAACACCTAAACCTGTATCTATAGCCATATTATTATTATTTATTAAAAGTTATTAAAAAGTAAATTAGAGAGAGCTTTTACACTCTCTCTATATTACATTGTTGTTATTAAGCAGTTACAATTCCCCATTGAACAAGTGAAGGGTACAAGAACTGTACTCCTAACTTGAAGTAACCTCTAAAGAACATTTTTTCTTCTAAATCATCATAGAATACTTTAAATGAACCTTCAGGATCAGTTACATCAGAACCTATAATTAAGTTCTCTGTTGCACAGTAACATACTCCTTGTGAAGCATTACCAGTTGCAGAAGTACTTTGGTCTACAAAAATTGCAGGGTTTAAATCTGTTAAGATAGTATCCCACTCATACATTGCTATTACTTGAACACCTCTAAAGCTTACTCTAGTGTAACCATCTACTGTGTTTACAATAGCTAAGTCAGCAGAAGAACCTTCTAAGTTTCCTAAGTAAGCATTGAATAATGCAGGAGTTACAAACATTTTCTTGTCAGATGCAGGAACTTGTTGTAAAGCTGCAGGAGCTTGGTCATATGCTTTTCTTAAAAGACCAATTGCATCACCTTTTGTAGGAGCTGCAGGGTCAGTAGCACCTGCATATTGTAATTGAGCTGCTAATACAGTTGGATCAGTACCCATTAATTTCATCCAACCATCAAATGCTTTATAACCTGCAGATGCACCATCACCACCCCAAGCTAATCTTACAACATCAGAAGCAATACCTTTAACTGCTCTGTTTACAATTGCATCAGCTAATTGAGTACCTTCAACATTCATTACATCTACACCATTTCTGTACATTTCTTCAATGTAAGTTCCAAAGAACTCTTCGCTACATTGCTCTAAAGCAACTCTACATCTACCTGCAGTAATTACTTTGTCATCAATGTTAAATTGAGTAGAACCACTTGTATTAGAACAAGTTGTGTAAGGTTCTACTATTTTAGTTAGAGCAGCAGAAGTGTAAACATTCATTTTGTGCTTAACATTAGGAATTACTCTGTAGTTACGCATTAAATCATCACTTCTAAATACTGGCTCATAAAAGATTTCGTTTAAGTTAGCACCACCATAAGTTGCTGCTATACTATTTAAAGCTACGTTTGCCATTTTTTTATTTATTTTAGATTATTAATTATTAAATTTTGCTCTTACTCTATCAGCCATTGCATTGTAAAAAGTTGCATTAGCATCAACAGTTTTATTTTCAACTACAGCAGGATCACCTTCAGTTACCACTTCAGTACCTTTAGCATCTGCTTTGTTCAATAAAGCATTTAGTCTTTCTATTTCAGTAGAAAGAGTTTCATTTTCTCCTTTAGTAGAAGTTAATTCTTCTTCTAAAGAAACAATTTTTCCATTTAAGTCAGTTACACTTGCTTCAAAAGAAGATAATTTGTTTGATATTTCTTCATTATCTGAAAGCATAACATTAACCTCAGTTACAACATCTTCTGACTTGTTGTCAGCTCCTTTTACAGAGTTTACAATCTCATCAACTTTGTTGTTAAACCAATTTTTTAACTCTTCAGTCATTTTTTTGTTATTTACGTTAATATTTAATTTATTATGTATTTGTTCAGTAGTAATGTTTTTGAATTTAGAAACATCATACTTAGCTGCTACTTTAATAGAATCAGAAATAAGATCAATAAAACCTAATTCATATGCTTCTTGAGCATTTAACCAAGTTTCTTTATCCATCATTTCAACAATTCTATTTAACGACAATCTTGTTTTTCTCTCATAAATATTAGCAATTTCACCACTAATCTTTTCTAAGATAGATGCAGTCTTTCTCATATCTTCAGCTTCACCCATTGCACCACCCCAAGCATTGTGTATCATAAAAAGAGAATTTTCAGCCATGACAACTTCATCAGCAGCTAAAGCTATAACACTACCCATACTAGCAGCTATACCCTCAATATAAGCAGTAGTTTTTGCTTCTCTCTTTTTTATTATGTTGTACATAGCCATCCCATCAAACACATCACCACCAATACAGTTGATTCGTAAATTAACAGGAGTATCTTTGTACTCTTTCATCTCAGAAATAAAGTCTTGTGCAGTAATACCATAAGCACCTATCTCATCAAAGATGTAAACCTCTGCAACAGCATCTGTTGCTTTACCTTGTATATTAAACCATTTCTTATTCATACCTGCAAAATTAGAATCTAATTGACACTTTATCTACCTAATTTGTGGAAAAAACTTTTAGTAAGAGATATTCTCAGATGCTCTTGATTTTTTTCTGTATTTATATACTATATTTTGTGCCTGACTTTCACTTATCTTATATTTATGTGATAAGTCCATAAAGGTGTGTGTTCTGTTGCCTTTATTAAAAACTAACCTTCTGTCAAAGTCTGCTATAATCATATAGTTTCTTAGTCGTTTAGGTTCTACCATACCCCTCTCTACTAAGTGTTTTAAAATATCTTTAGGTGTGGCAGTTTCACCGAACCTTTTAGAAATTTCAATATCTAACAACTCTAAGTAATCAAAAACTACATCTACTTTATTTTGTCTTTTTGACATTCTTTTTTTTCTTAGTGTTTTCTTTTAACCATACCTCACACATTGTATTCCAGAACTTTACAACTGCATTTCTACATGATGAACAGTTTATATCTTGCTTGTTTGCAGGAAATAATTTATGCCATTGATCATACATAATATACATTGAGTCATTTTTATGTTTACCAAAATTAGCATTGTAACTTCTGTTTTCTTCAACAGATTTTTTTATAAGCTCTCTGTCTGTCTTTGCGACAGATTTAGCTATTTCTTGTAAATTCATATTGTTATTTTAATTACCATTTACCTTCTGGACACTTACCATACCAGTCTGCAGAGAGAGATGTCTTTGCATCTAAGAAACAAGAACATTTAGCACATCTTGATCCCCAATTTATTACTGGTTTTTTAAGCATCAAAAAATTTCTGTAAAAAGTACATTTTTTACAGATAGATAATCTTTCTAACTTTGTTTTTTTATTAACAAACATTTGTTTAATTTTAAAATGTTGCTTCAGCTTCTATAACTGAAACAGTATTCTGTGCAGTAGAAATATCTGATTCTACTACAACTACTCTTCCTCCTTGTCCTATTGCACCCATCATACCTGCTTGACTGGTTGCATTAAATTGTGATTGAGCAAATGATGGCATATTCATTAAACCACCATCAGCAAACTTCACACCACCACCTGCTGCATTCATTGCAGATAATTGATTTCTAAACATAGATGTACTACGTTTATTTATAACTGCTTCACCACCTTCTAACTCTACTACTCTACCACCTACTGCAAA